GTTGAGAATGGCATTACTTATTAAGTTTTTGGAGTCTTGTAAAGTAGGTTTTTGGATCACCAATCTTGGCTTGGCTCATGTTCCTTTCGTATTCTACAGGATGAATGCAGGTTTTTGTCTGATGGTTATAATAGGCTTGTTCGCCTTTGTCGATGATCGTGCCAGTAATACCGCACTTCATCTTTGAGTTGAGTGTGATTAATTCGTGCATGGGTTTTTTGTTTTGGTTGTAGAATGTAAAATTAGGAAGTTTTTGGATATATTTAAAGTTTTTAGCAGGTTTTTTGTTAAGGAAATCATAAAAGATTTTTGCTGGATTTTTGCGTACCAGATTTTTGCGAGGTTTTTGGGGAGTTTTTGCATAGGGTTTTTGCCAGGTTTTTGTCTGGAACTAAAAAGTAGTTGCACATTTAACTAGCTTTTGCCAATATACAAGGGCAAAGCATAGCTAAAAGGCTTTTTAAGGCACTTTATAGGCTTAAATCTGGCTTATTCTATTTAGTTAGTATATACATACCAACCGCAAAGAAAGTGGCTAAAAACGTCTTATTTTGCTAAATATTCAGCCTCTTTTATTTGTATTATTTTTTGAGCTAATTGATCTGTATTATAAGATTGAAACGCTATACCTCCTCCGAATTGCTTGTTATGAAACTTTCGCCCTCCTAATTGACGAGCTAAAAAAAGAGCTCTTGCGTATGTGTCAGCTAATTGCAAAAAGTGAACTACATAACGAGGGTTTCCGTTTGAGTCATTGTTAATTCTTGTAAACATTATATTTTGTTTTGGTTAATATAAAACCCCTAAAAGGGGCTTTATTTCACTTATTTAAAGCTCGTCAGTTAACCTATGCTAATTTACTACCAAAATGAAGCAAATATTTGCGTGTAAAGGCGTGGCAACCTATTTTTATAATGTTATCGACTTGATCAACTTTATAATTCAGGATGTGTTCACCTACCTTTAAATTGTTTGTTTTTATCTTATTGTGTAATCTTTTTGCTATTTCAATAGGTATTTGAACCGCTTGAGTAGTTTCAACCCTATCATTGTTAACCCTCAAAAAATCAAATTTGTATTTGGCGTAAATCCTTTGAGTTTCACAATTAAACCATTTTGTGATTTGTTCTTTAAATTCTTTTTTATCCTCTTTTCGTTTTTTAGCCTGATTAGCTTTTATTATTTCAGCTCTTTTTGCTAAATATTCTAAATTCTCTTTTTTATCTTTTATTGATAAAACCATCTTTAAAATATCAGGTATTTCAATGTCGTAAAAATCTGCATATTCATTAACTTGATTGGATAAGTAGCCCAATTCATTGATATATATTTCAGGCTTTTTTGCTTTTTGTAGCTTTTCTGCTTGTATTTCAGCTAAATTCAACCACGCTTTAAAGTTGTCAGCGTGTGACATTTCAGGATTGTAACAATAAATTCTTTTGTATTGTCTAGTTGCTGATTTTGTTATGCTGATCTGTTTGCTCGTTGTGTTTGAATACGTCCTGAAAGTAAATAAAAGAGCTTCAACGCCTCTTTTGTTTGTTACTATTTTAGCGATAGGAAAGTGACGCCCATAACTATAAATGGTAAACGTATCAAAAAAGAAAGACCCATTTGAGTTTCTACCCTCGTATTGTGTTTGCTCTGCAAATTTGTGTGCTAATTCGGAGTTGTTAAATACTTTTTTCATTGTGTTATAATTTTATAAATGATTGTAATGTATTTAAAGCTATTTCGTAAATATCTACATTTTCAGAGTCACAAATCTGGTCGCATCTTTCCATCATTATTTGCAATCTTAAAGCCTCTTTTTTAGTAAAGCATGGCTTATCGTTGTAGTTATATACATAATCAGAGAAAGGCGTGTCAACGTGGAAATTGATACCTAAATCATAAACGATATGTTCAAAGAACTTTTGAACATCTTGAGATCTGTTAATGTCTTGTAGTGTCATTATATTAGGTTTTACTTGTTTGTTATTTATTGTCAATATTTAAAGCTATCTCTACGATAGAGTTGGCATAAGTCAAGGTTTCGTTTTCCTCTACATCATCTACAAGTTCGCAACAATACTCCTCCAAAATATTGTAAGCGTCTAAAACTTGTTTTAATTGGTTTTTTAATTGTGCGATCTGTTGTGTTTGTGTCATTGTGTAAGGTTTTATTTGTTTGTTAATTCTTGCCATACTGTTTTGGCTAGTGTGATTAATAAAGTACCAATGATGAGGTACAAAGCAAAGTCAATGATGTTCATATTTATTTGATTTTAGTGATTAAATAATCAGATACAAGTCTAGCAATGTTGCCCATAATAATAATAAAAAGAGATAATTGCCATACTAAAAGAAAGTTTGATAAGTGTTGCATAATGTTTTGTTTTGGTTATTTGATACAATAAAGATAAGTACTAAATACATACAAAGTTCAAAAATATGTAAATATTTATAAATTATTTTTAACCTCATTATCCTGGTCTGATATACAATTAGGTAGTATTATAGTATCCATTGTTTAATTACTAATTTAATACTTATATTATATAAGTAGTATTATAATAGTATCATTACTTTACTAATTATATTAGTAGTAGTATATTAATATAATAGATTCAGGCATTTTTACTTTTTGCGTTTGAGTGACCTAACAATCATTAAATATTAATACCTAATTTAGCGGTAACACTAACCGAAATTTGACACATGAATAAGAGAGACAAACAGCATATAATATATATTATGTTAAATAGCAACCCCCTACCCTATTTTTTAGCGTAGATAATAGGGGAGACCCCTTGTGCCCCCCAATATTCTGATATAAAACAATGATTTTAACATTTTTAAACATTACAATATAAGTTGTAGATTTGAATTTAACACTTGGTAAAGCCTCTTAGCAATAACGTAACCAAGTTAAAGAAATGACTATGAAAGATACTTACGGAAAACGAGAGTACACTTGTAAATGTGGTACGATAACTGAAGGATACGTTTGGTTTAGTCAGATTAAGACTACTCAGTTCGAATGTACCAAATGTGGCAAATGGTTAGGTCATGAGCACCTAGAAAAGAAGGTTACTAGCATAGTTTCAATACGCACACCAACAAAGAATAGATAATATGAACGCACAATTCAAGGAAATAGCTAAAGAAGCTTTTATCATAGCTTATAAAGAGAACTTTGGCAATATCACCATATCATGTGAGGCTTCTGGAGTCGGTAGGACGCAGTATAAGACTTGGTTAAAGGATGACCCTGAGTTTGCTAAGAGATTAGCTGAAATCGAGCCTGAAGAGATAATGCTTGACTTTGGAGAACAAAAGCTGATGGAGAGGATTGCTAGAGGTGACACCTTAGCTACAATGTTCTTACTGAAGACTAGAGGCAAAAGAAGAGGGTATATTGAAAAGACTGAGGTTGCTCATGAAGGAGATGTCGTTAAGCAAATCACAGTCAATGTTATAAAACCGAACCAAATTGGAGATATTATGAAACAAATAGACGGAGATGAGCACAAAGCCTTACCTCAAGGTGAGATAATCAACTTTGATACGCAAACAGAGCCAGGAATGGTCGTACCTGCTTACAAGGCAGGAGAAAGTGATGAAATACCACTTTATAACCATGATAAAGGGGAATTATTGGATATTAATGAAGACGGTGACTATGAAGAGTAGCTACAATGCCTTTATTTCGCATTTTAAGGCGATTCTAGGGCTTTTAACCCTATGTGTAGTACTATGTATCCATTTAATAATTGAAAGGCTTAAATGAGGCTTAAAATAGCAAAGTGAAAAAAGTGAAAAAGATGAACTATCCCTCGTAGCAACTCGTAGCACTCGTAGCATTCGTACTAACTACGACTACTACGAATAGTACGACCCCCCTACCTTCCTATAAAACCAAAAGTTTTCTAATGGAAAACACACAACCAATTTTTTAATTTTTTTTCCTATGTCTTATGAATGTAACCACAAACATCGTCTTCGAAATCCTGCAAAACAGCCAAAAAAAAATATCAGTTATGCAAGGCGGAACAAGGTCTGGCAAAACTTACAATGTATTGACCTGGTTTATCGTGAAATTATTACAAGAGAAGGGAAAAACCCTAACCATTTGCAGATCCTCGTTGCCATCCATAAAAGGCTCAGTGATGAGAGACTTTATCGAAATACTCTCGAAATATGGATTATACTCAGAAGAAAAGCACAACAAATCAGAAAATCTTTACTTTCTAGGAGGCAACATCGTAGAGTTCGTCTCTACCGATCAGCCACAAAAAATAAGAGGTCGTAAAAGAAACTACTTGTTTATAAACGAGGCGAATGAGGTAAACTACGAATCTTGGATGCAGTTAGCATTAAGAACTACAGAAAAGATTGTAATTGACTATAACCCTTCTGATTACTACTCCTGGATTTATGATAAGGTTGTTCCTAGAGAAGATGCCGACTTTACGATTACGACTTACCTAGACAACCCATTTCTAGAAAAATCAATTGTAGATGAGATTGAGAGGCTTAAAACAGCCGACCATGAATATTGGAGAGTTTATGGCTTAGGAGAGAGAGCAATATCCCAAGCGACCATTTATACGCATTGGAAGCGTAGAAGGAACTTCCCTGATGGCGGAGATGTGTTTTACGGACTTGACTTTGGCTTTAACAACCAAACAGCCCTTGTTAGGGTTAAGAACTTTGATGGCGAGTTATTTGTCGACCAATTAATCTACGATACAAAAATGTCGACTGCTTTACTAATTGATAGGATGAGATCACTAGGCTTAGATAGAAACTCAGAAATATATGCCGACCCTGCTGAACCAAAAACAATCTCGGAGGTGAATAAGGCAGGATTTAACTTGAAGAGTGCTGTTAAAGATGTTTATGCAGGAATCAACAAGGTAAAATCATTTCCTTTGCATATCAGGTCAGAGTCTTTAGATTTGCTTGATGAGATTAAAAACTACAAGTGGAAGACCGATACAGATGGCAATACACTTGATGAACCTGTGAAGTTTCGAGATCACTTAATGGACTCTATGAGGTATGCCATATACACAAAATATGCGAAACCTAAAAGAGGGTGGGTTGTATAGCATAAAAATTTGTTACTTTTGTAAAAATAATATATAGCGTGAATTTAACGGACATACTAAAGGCAGCTAACCCTTTTCAACAGAAGGCAGCTCCAAAGGTGACTTTTAACAATCCTTTTACTGATTTCGGTGGATTGATTGGCGGAAGAACACTTTATCCAGAATTAGACCAGCAAAAATTTGTACTTGACTATAAAAACAATAGTGAGGTATATGCTATCATCAAACGTATCTCTAAAACTATTTCTACTGTTCCTTTCTATGTTTATCAAGTAAAGAACAAAAAAGAATTGAATAGATACAAATCAATGTTAGCGAATGCAACGTCAACCGCAGATATTGCTAAAGCAGAGTTAGTTCGTGTAAAAGCAGTTGCTGAAATTGCTGATTCTGATTTAAATAACTTGCTAGAAAAACCAAATGAATATCAATCATTCTCTGAATTTATCGAGAGTGCTGTAGGTTATAAACTAATTACTGGTAACACTTACATTTGGGCGAATAGATTATCCAATGGTAAGGTTGCTGAACTTGTTACACTCCCATCTCAATACGTTGCCATTATTTCTGATGGTACAATAAATGGGGTTGAAGGTTATTCTTTTACGCTAGTTGGATGGGATCAATTAGATGCGAAAGACGTAATCCATCTAAAATACTTCAACCCTTACTTTGACACTAACGGTAATCAACTATATGGTTTGTCGCCTTTACAGGCTGCTTACAGAACTGTTCAGCGTTCTAACGATGCGAAGGATACATCTGTAGGTATGTTGCAGAATCAAGGACCTAAAGGTATCTTGTCTGCTGATGAATCAAATGATTTCGGACCAGAGGCAGCAGGAAAGCTTAAAGAAGATTTTTACAATCAGTACGGAACAAAAACTCAAGCTGGTATCTTAAAGAATGCTGGTAAGATTTTGATTGCAGGTGCTAAGTTAAATTGGATTAACATGGGTTTAAGTCCTATCGACTTGCAGTTGTTAGAATCAGAGAAAGTAACACTTAGAGAACTTTGTAATGTTTACGGAGTTAACTCAGCTTTGTTTAACGATCCTGATAACAAGACTTATAACAACATGAAGGAAGCTAAGAAGGAAATGTTGACTCAAGTAGTCCTTCCTGAGTTAGTAGCTCTTCGTGATGCGTTCAATAGATTCTTCTCAACAGAGATTGGTCAAGGTTACTATATTGATTTTGATTTGACAGTATTTCCAGAGTTACAAGAAGACATGAAAGAGCTTAGTGCTATCCTTTCTCAATCTTGGTGGATTACTCCAAACGAGAAGAGAGCAGCTATGCGTTATGATACTATGGAAGGAACTGAAATGGATGAGATATTTATCCCAGCAGGTTACTTGCCTATAGATGAGTTGACTATGTTACAAGACCCTAGAGATGCACAACAACAAGGTGATTATAATTTGCCTCCAGTAAAATAGATGCCGAAAATACTTTACCCATCACAGCAATTTGCTTTGCAACAAAAGATTGCAAGGAAATCAATCAGAGAGTTTCAGCCTAAAATAAAAGAGGCTTTACAAGCTGACTTTGATAAAGCTGCTCAAATGGTTGAGGCATTAGGGGTAGAACAAGCGG